TATACATACCAACAGAAGTTGCAGTTGCTGGAACTACAGACATTCCGTATGATTTTTCATAATACCGCTGACACAAAGCTAACTCTTGTTGATACTGACGATACTCAAATCCAGTAGCACTACTTCCTACTTCTAGTTGAACACCAGTAATGTAGAAAGTTGCTCCGTTTGTTCCTACTACGGATGTTGCACCTGTGGCTGATAAATAACCAGCACCAGCCCAAGCCCCAGCAGTTCCATTATATGTAGAACCTACACCAAGACCAAAAGTAACCCAAAGCCCTATTCCATTAGTTGAAAGCCAAGTTCCAGTTGTATCCCCAGCAATAGTTACGCTAATTGTTGTCCAAGTGTTTGCAGAAGAAATTGTGTAAGTAAATGGATAACTTCTATTGAAGGCATCATTAGCAATAGAACCGCCAAAAGTACCAGTTAGTGAACTATAGACTTGAAAAGACAAAGTAACTGTTTTTGCGTTGGCAGTTCCCCATCCCAAGTCTGCAATGTTAAATCCTTCTACTGCCTGTCTAACGCTATAGTAATCACCGCTACCTACTGAATAAGCAGTTAAAGAAGTAACACCAAGATATTTGTTAAATCCAACAGGAGTTGTTACAGAACCAGCATTTTGCTGAACAGATATTTTAGAAGCCTGTGATGCCTGAATAGCCCATCTGTCTAAAGTGTATTGTGGATTAACTGCAGCTAAAGTAACACTAGCACCAGCATTTCTTTGGTCAATAACCATCGCACCATTGATAATGCGATTCTTCATTAAAGAAGCATCACCAGCACCTAGTATTCCACCGCTAGTAGAAGTCTGTATTACATCAGCGTTTACTGTTCCGTAAGCCATTATGCTAATTCCTCGTCAGTAGGTTTAGCTAGTGTAGGATGTTCCCATTCTAATATTTTTGTACCAGTACCATCTTTTAAATCTTGCAAAATAATAGTGCCTGTCATTGGGTCAAAATCATTTAATGTAAGCGTTGGATATAATTCAATTAATTTTTCAAACATCATGCACTCCTAACTAAAGCGGCAGTAAATATTAAGTTTGAATTTGTGCCTGTATTTTGTGTTCCACCATTTTGATAAATTTGAATATTTACATAATCTGATGTCCCATTCAAATAAATCAAACCTGAAACAGTCCAATATCCAGTTGCACTTGCTGCTGGAACTGTGCTTCCACTAGCCATCCAAGTTCCATTATTTTTCCAAATTCCAATGGTGTTGTTAGTTCCAGGTGCTCCAGCCATGTTATGACTAGCACTTACTTGATAGTAACCAGCAACATTAGGCAAAAAAGAATAAGCTGGTATTGAACCAACAGTAGAACCTGTATTGTTATAACAAGACGCAGTATCAAAGTTTTCTGTTTGATAGCCTAATAAAGTCCAAGTAGCATTTGTAGATGAAGTTACAGAACTTGCATAAGCACTAAACGCTGGCATATTACCGCTAACCATTACTGTGCCAGTAGCGGCAGGTAATGTTGCAGTATTTGTACCAGCTACCGCAGGAGCAGATAGCGTTATTGCACCGCTTGTATCGCCTGAAATGACAACTGAACTCATAGAACCACCCACCTTTGTCCTGAACTAACTGTAACTGATTGACCGCTTGCTACTGTTATAGGGCCAACGCTTATAGCATTATTTCCTGATGCTACTGTATAGCTTGTAGATACAGTTGCATTATTAAGAACTAAACCATTAGAAGCTACTACTTGGCTTACAGATAAATCACCAACTGAAGGCTTATACAAATACTTTGCATTACTTGTATAAATCGTTGTTGGAGTTCCGCTAGTCGCAGAAGAAAACAAGGGGTAAAGGTTGCTTGCAGTAGAAGTATCGTTGCTAATTGTTGCGCCTGATACGATTCCAGTTAAAGAAGATCCATCACCAAAGTATTTAGTTGCGCTTAAAGCACCAGTTGAAGGGTTGTATTGCAACTTGGTAGAACTGACATTTTCAGTTGTAATATTTCCGCTTGTGGCGCTTGTAAAGGTGACATAACGAGTTGCGTTAGTAGTCGTGTCATCAACAATCGCTAATCCTGTGGCTGGAAGGGCTTGCCAAGTAGGAGCAGAAGCACCATTAGAAGTCACTACATAGCCACTTGTACCAGTTGATCCAGCTAAAGATAAAGTGCTATTGATTCTTAATGTAGTAAATGTTCCAGCTAAAGGGGTTGTTCCACCAATCGCTACATTGTCCATTGTGGAAGCAGTAGTAGGATTGATAGTCAATGCTCCAGCAGGAGAAATGGCTACTGTTCCTGTTCCAGTTGGACTAATTGCTACGGCTTGGTTTGCTGGAGTAATGTTGGTTGCACCACTTAATGTAATGTTTGTTCCACCGCCAGCACCCCATTGAACTAAAGAAGTTCCACCTGAATTTCTTAATGCGCCACCAGCCGAGTTTGCCGCATCAAAATAAGAGCTTACAAATTTAGTGTTGGCAGTAATAGTTGTGCCAGTAATGGTATTTGGAGCAGTACCACCAATCGCAGGAGGGCTAGACAAGTCTAAAGAACCGCCCAAGGTGAGGTTTCCGCTAGTGGTGACTGTACCGCTTAAACTAATTCCTGAAACTGTTCCTGTGCCTCCTACAGAGGTTACTGTGCCTGTTGTAGGGGTTGCCCAAGATGGAACACCTGATGCTAGGGTAAGAACTTGACCATTTGTTCCAGCAGCTAAGAATGTAGTTGTATCAAGAGCTGATTGATAAGGCAATGAACCAGCAGCTCCTCCTGCTAAATTGGTTGCTTTTGCAGCAGTTCCAGTAGTATTTTGGTTAAATGTAGGCCAAGTAAATGTTCCAGTTGAGAAATTGCCTGAAGTTGGAGTTCCTAAAGCTGGAGTAACTAAAGAAGGGCTTGTTGCTAAAACAATATTTCCTGATCCAGTTACACTAGCAGCCAAAGCAGTTGCTACACCAGTTCCAAGCCCTGTAATTGATCCAACAGCAGGGGTAATAGTTGTATTGGTAACAGCAGTTACTTGACCGCTTGCATTGGTTGTAAATACTGGAGTTTGAGTAGCAGAACCATAGGTGTTAGCAGTTCCAACTGGGGTAATGCTAAATACAGACCCTGTAAGGGTTAATCCTGTGCCAGCAGAGTAAGTTGCTGAAGTAGTAAATTGCGACCAATTAAGAGCAGTTACACCTAATGTACCGCCAGGAACTGCTGTGCAAAACCAAGCTCCACCAGCTTGAGTTCCATATTCAATAAAAGTAATAGCTGAAACAAAATCGTTCCATTGGTCTGCATCTAAAGATCTTGTCCAAGCAGTTGCAGAAGCCAAGTAAATGCCATTATTAGCAGCATTTGATTGATTTTTAACTAATACTCGATCACCAGCTAAGGTTGTATAACCATCAATGGTCTGCAATCCTGACAAAGTAATATTTGCCAATGTTGCAACTGCACAAGGTTGTTTCCAGCTAATTCCAGCAGCATAAGACTGTAAAGCCAATAAATTGACTATATCTGTAGCGCCTGTTGGCTGAGTTGAAATTGTTCCAGTAGTTGTGCTGATGTTAGTAAAAACACCAGTAGAAGGAGCAGTATTGCCAATAGGACTGCTATTTAAAGTGCTATTGGTAATTGTTAAGCCTGATTGGGAAGGATTAGCCGTTGCATAGAACGGCTGACCCTGACCAATAAAGGTTATAAAGTTTTTCTGAGCATCAAAATAAGCCTGAACAGGCAGTAAATTCTGAACAGATGAATCTGATGGACTGCCCATAGAAAATCCTTAAAAGGCGAATTATTAAGACTGATCGCTAACTGGTGTAATGTAAACAAGAGCTGGGCCTGCTGCTGATCCAATAGCTGATACTTGGAAATCATTAGCTGGAACAGCCAAAACAATAGGTCTAGTCATCAATGGAGGCAAAATATATGAGCCAACTGTTCCATCAACAGGCAAAGTAGCTGTAACAGCCGTAATCCCTATTGGAGAAATTTCAATAGCTACAGAGTTTGCACCAACATTTAAGAATGAAGCATAGTTGCTAAGAACACTACCGCCAACAGCAGAAACAGTAACGGCTGCATGAGCTGATGCTGTAACTGATAGGGCAGTAGTTCTTCCTACTAGACGGATTACAGTTGTTAATGACATGATTAATCCTTAATTAAACTGCTGTTACAGGCAATGGGCCTTCAGGTCTAATAATTTCAATGTAGTAAACACCAGCAGCAGGAGTTAAAGTTCCAGCAGTAAAGTTTCCAAATTGAATAGTTAGAACACCAGCAGTAGTGCAATCTGCTTCAACAATAATAATTCCAGCAGTTTGATTACCTACTACACCCATGCAATTAATAATGTCGGTTGTCAATAAACCAGCAATATTAAATGTTTGAGCGCCAGTTGTTAAAGTTGTAACTGAAGTTGGTGTAAGAGTTGGAGCAATGTAAAAAGTGCTAATAGCATTTCCACGAGCAATAGTGGTTGATGGCATGGTTTTTCCTTTATATAGGGGTTTGAGGCTATCTAAGTTTAATCGTATATTATCGGTTTCGCAAATAGTTTCCAAAATGACCGACAAATGTTTTATTTCCTGTATGACCCATTTTAATTTCAGGATCGCACCATACTTTACCGCCTATTTTGCTCCATCTAAAACAAAATGAATAATCTTCACCATACTTCTTATCGCCTTCAGCAATATGGGCAAAAAGGTCATAAAACAGATTATCTTTAGCTCCATCATGGAAATATTGCTCAGGATAGGCTTCTACCAATTTTTCTAAGCAATTACGGCTAATCTTCATAAATCCTGTTGCAATAGCAGCTACTTCTAAAAGTCCAGTTTCAGGATCTGCCCAAAGCTCCTCTTTTTCAAGGTATTTAATAGGAAAGCCTAATTCATCAACTCGATAAGGATAAACACCACCTACTAAATCAACAGGATGATCTACAAGCCTTAAAAGAGCGCCTTTTTCCCAAGCTACATCAGAATCCACAAAAACAAGGCAATCTGATTCTGTTTTAAGGAAATTGGAGGCTATAGCGCCTCTACAATCGGCTATATAAGCGCTTCCTATGTCATCAATGAGGGTAAATGTATCACCTCTAGAAACTATCATTACAAGATCGTTTACAAGAGATCTCATAGTTGCCATATAAACTGAGCCTGTATAGGCTGGAATAGCTATGGTTATATGCAATTTTCTTTCCTTCACAAAAGAAAAAAGCCCACCCCTTTTGAGGATGGGCTTAGTTTTACAACATAATTAGGCTGTTACACCAATATTCTGCAATGCAGTAATGATGCTATTAACTGCTGTAGAAATTGCTGTGCCTGTTGCGTTAGTTGCAATAGTGGTAATTGCAGCAGCTTTCACTACTGGAGTTACACCATAGAAACCAATTTTGCCAGTTGAAATACCAAGGGAAACACCATCTGTTGCGTTGCCGTTGAATAAATAAACTGTTGATACTGTTGAAGCTGGTCCTGGATTTGACATGATTTAGTTCCTTTCTAGTCCAAAAATTAAGATGCGATACGGCAAGCGAGTTCAGGATACAAAGGCGCCCATCCGTATAGAACATCTAAACGAGTAGGAATAGAGTCATTGTTAATTGTGTATTGACGAACTACACGCATTGACAGACCAATTTCCTTGTCGGAAGCACGACCAGCAAAATGAACACCTTCAGGCAACTCAAGATCGGCTACTGCGAGAGTAAACGCATTTTTGTGCATGAGGATATTTTGTGGGCTGGTTGTACCAGTTGAGTTAAAGAACGCTACAGCTTGTGCGCCTGAACTTGTTACGCTGATGTTTTGGAACTGACCAGCAGAAATAGGAGCAGGAGATACATTGACTGTGATTGTGCCACCTGAACCGCTAACGGCTGTGTTTACAACAAAGTTACGCAACTTGCCATAAGACTGACGATTTTGTGGGTTTACTGCATAAACACCAGCGATGGTGAATGTATCGCCTTGATTCAAACTAACAGCGTTAGTCAAAGTCAAAGTGATGTTTGCATTAGAAGCCCAACCGCTTGTCAAGAAGCCAGTAGCTGTAGTCACATTGACTGTAGCTGTTCCAGCAAATGAGCCGTAAGTTTGGTTCACAATGTTCTGATCCATCTTCCAGTTCATACCAGCAGAGTCACGACCCATCAGACCTTTACGATACTGAGTAGAAATCGCTTCTTGTGGCACAAATAGACCCTTCAAGCTATCAACGATTGTTGCGCTTGAGAATGGATCAATAATGACTGATCTACGACCATCACGAGGAGCGCCTTCAGAATCAAGGTAAGCGCCAGCGTTTAGGAAGGTAATCAAGCCAGTTGGAGGAGTTCCTGCTGTACCTACTGTGTTGTAAGTAGCATTTTTAGCCATTGTCAAACCATCTAAGTCGATTTTGTTTGCGATAGCTGCAACTGCTGGCTTCAATACACGATCAGAGAACATATCCAAAGACAAAGCTAAGTCTTGAGTTGTGAATTGTGTATCCACATGGAACTGAGTTGATAAAGTTACAGGAACTGAAGTTTCGTTGAAATCTTCAACATTCAATGCAGGGCCTGTTGTACCTATGAAACGACCAGGTCTACGGACATTGACTGTGTTACCAATCTTTGCGCCAACTACAGCGAACTGGTCATCATAGTTACGATCTACTTCAGAAGTGAAGGTTAATTCGTTTTCCAATACCATCAACGCTTCGTTGGTGATCTTGGAAATAGTTAATAAAGTATTGCTCATTTTCTTTTTCCTTTAAAGAAATTAGGGTTTTACCTGATCTTCCCTGCTTTTCGAGCTGCTTTCCACGCTTGGAACGATCCATGAAACTCGCCATCCGAGCCAATAGGTGTATCCATTGCGCTTCCAGTAGCCCTAATCGGACTGAGAGGAGCTGGTGCTTTAGACTTCTGAACAACAGGCTTACTTCTAACGGCAGTTTCTTCAGCAGCTTCCTGCTTTTCAAACCGAGCCTCCAATTTCCCAATCTCTCTAAGCGCTTTTGCCATAGGTAATGCTTGGAATCTCTCAGCTTCTTCTCCATCTAGACTAGCCAAATGGTAAAGAATCTCAGGCCCAACATCTGACTCAATAATGGCATCTCTCACTTCATTGCTTACAACGACTTGAGTAGAATTCACTATTTCATCAAAATCAGCTAGATTTGGTTTCGCTTTTTGAAGTTTCTCAGACCAAGTTTTTAGAACTTTTTGTCTTTCTTCTTCAGCTTTGCGATTTAAGTCTTGCTGATCCCTGTCATACAACGCTTTCTCTGCTGACCATTCCGCTAATGCCTTTGCATATTCAAAAGCATCATCAAACTGATCTGCCCTAGGCTCTACTCCAATCGGATCTTCCGCAGTCTTTTGCTGTGGATTACTCCGTTCTTCGTATTCCCTAAGTCTAGCTTCCAGTTGCTCTCTTTGCTCACGCTCTTTAGCAGCATTTTCTTCTGCTAATTTGCGAGCCTTAGTAAGCTCTGAAAACCGCTTTTCAAGTTTAGGATTTTGTTTCCGTTCCTCTGTTGCCTTACCTTCAGGTTCTTGATCCTGTTCACTCTCACCTTCTTCTGCTACTGGCTCTGATTCAGGAGTTTCCTCAACTGTTTCAGCCTCAGTAGGAGCTTCTTCGGTAGCTAAACCTAAGCGATCCATGTTCCATTCAGTTAAATTTTCACTAGTCACTACATTACTAGCTTGTTTTGCTTCTACAACTTGTGCTTCTGACATGAGTATTCCTCAAGATTTTACCCAATGAATCCATTGGTAGATTTACAACAGTTCTTTTTTACCACTAAAACTTATTTAAAACAATATTATTGCATTGGTTGTTGAGGAGGTTGCATCAAAGGATTCTGCCCTTGGTCTATATCCTGTGCAGCTTGAGTAGCAAAGGCATATTGCTCCTCATTTCTACGATCCAACTCAGCTTTAATGGCTGTCGTATCAAGGTTTGCAATAAGCATCTTAACGATGGCATCAATTTCAGTCTTATTCTGACTTGTAATTGAGCGAGTGTTTTGGTCATTGACCTTAACTTCAGCCATTGTTTCTGTATTGTGCGCTCTAGCAGTAACATCCATGAGCTTACGAGCTGTAGCTGCTCTTTCCTTGGTTTCAGTAACGGATTGACCATATTTAAGATCCATGCCCATAGCTTCAAGTTGCTGTTGCAACTGCTGGATCATCTGCTTGGACTGAGCCAACTGCATCTGAACTTGTGGAGGAATGTCTGATTTCTCATCAATTTGAGCCAATGGATTAGTAGCTGCCATGCGATCAGCAATAATATCTGCGCCTGGGAAGTCCATATTACGGAAGATTAGATCTCCAGCAGTAGCCATTAAATTAGGATCAGCAGCCAATAAAGTCATCATGGCTTCTACCGCTTCGCCACGCTTAGTAGCAAAGCCAGGGCCTGTATCCATTACTACATCATAACGACCAACTGATACATCATTAAGGATCTTTTCAACCCCTTCTTCAGTTGTAACTCTTTGATTTAATGTAATAATCTCAGGCTTTTCATCAGCGCCAATAATCCGCATTACACGCTCTGTATCGTAAATCTTAGGAATCAGATCAAGGATGATTCGCCCACAATAAGCAATAGAACGAGTCAAATTGTCGTAATAATGGAAATTGACCATATCAACTTGTTGCTGCTGACCAGCAATAGCTTTGCCTGACATATTGCCTTGTGGCAACTGGCTTGGATCATAAATGCCAACGACAGTCATCAAATCGTTAGACATTCCTTGAGTTGCTGTAACAATGCCAGCAGGAGGAGGTTCAGGCTGTAAGCGCTGTGGAGCTGGAGCTTGTCTGCCTTCTGTATCGGTCTGCTTGTAACGCAGAACAGGCATAGCCTTGATATTAGCTTGCGCCCATTCGTTCTCATGGCCTTCATCTTGTCCTTCAGCCATAACCCACTTAGCTTTAGGAGCAAGGGCTACGGATTCGGTTAAAGCTGTAGTCCAGTAGTTATACATACGCTGTGGATCTTTAGCCATCCGAACCAAGCCAAATTTCTTGTGCTTTGCATCAATAATGCAGGATTGACCATAAACAGGAATTACTGGAATGTATTTACCAGCCCAATCCCTTTCCTCAAGGATCTCCATTGCTGTGAGCTTGCACCATTTAATCTGCTTTTTATAGGTATCACGCTTTTCAATGATGGTAATACCAGCTTCAGCCAATACTTCAGGAGCTGGCAACTCATCGTCAAATACGCTTGTGCCATCAGATAAAAGGACTAATTTGGCAGGGGTTCTAACTGTGTAAAAATATTCGGCAATACGAACATCTTCTTTAGTAACCCATTCAGAATCAGAATCGCCAGTTCCACGACTTGTAAAGCCTTGCCCATCGTCTTTGCCAGGGTACATAGCCCTAAATGTCTTTTTACTAACAACTGTAGTAATCAAGCAGCGCTCTGCATCAGAGCCATCAGGCAACTGGGAATTAGGATCGAAATAGACTGTAAATGGATTATCAATCGGTCTAATGTAGATTTCTTGCTCAAATGAATCAGGGCTAATGTAATCAGTCATTACTCGGAAGTAACCCCAACCCATCTTGACTGCATATTCAGAAGCTGTATCGTAAGCCACATCAGCAGAGGATTGGTATTCAATATGACGGCAAACACCACTTAAAATGTCGGCTAATTTGGCATCAGCCTCATTGTTCATGCCTTGGACTTTAATCCTAGGTCTTTGCTGACGGATTTGGTTGCAGATCTGACGAACATAGGCATCAACCTTATTAATCGTCAAACAAGGTCTAGATTCAAGCACTCGGCTGTTTTGCACATCAACAGGCCATTGATCTCCAGCGCAAAAGCGAACATCGTCTAAAGCCTCGGCTCTATTGTTGGAATCAACATCATTGCAAAGGTTTAAAAACTTCTTCGCATCATTGATTCTTGTATCTTCGCTTGAATCTTGATCTTGATAATCTGCCATATCTATCCCATCCAACTCCCTGCTGGAGCATAATTTTGTTTAGCTGGTTGTCGTTTCTTAGGCTCATTTACCATCAAACCTATGTAGCGCCAAGCATCTGCACCATGAGAATAGATGTCATGTAATGGTTTTTGACTAAAAGTCCCATGTTCATCTACATCATAGCGATAATGTCTTAGGCAGTTTAAACCTTCTTCTGTATTTTTTCTATCAAAATAACACCGATTAAATATAGTTCTTGCAGCATTGATTGAGTCGGTTACTGGTACTCGGTCAAGGATCTGCACTTTCATGCCAGTTGCTCTAACTATTTCTTCTATGGATTTACCAGTTCCAAGCGACTTTGCAGCAGCATCATGAGGAAGCCAAACAGTATCGTAAACATAGCCAAAGGTCTGCATTAAGCTCAAATAATGCTGGATAGTCTTTTGGTTATCCTCAAAGTATCTAAGAACTCGGATCTCAAAGCCTATAAATTGAATAATCCACGCTGCTGTATTATCGGCCCAACCCAAATCGAACACTATATGACAGGGCTTAGAACTATCGTAGGGAACAGTCGTTATTCTGCCTTCTAGCTCTGCCATTTCCATTTCTTTAGCAAAGATAGCACCATCAATAGTGTTCCTTGTAGCGCCTTCCCATACATTATTGTAGGCAGCCATATCCCTTTGTTTTAAGGATAAACGCTCTAAATTGAGGGTTTCAGGAAACCAAGGATTGTCGTTCCAGTTTACTTTTACGACTACTGAGCTTTCAGGAGGATTCTCAACAAAGCGTTTCCAGGTGTCATCAGTAGGTAATTCAGGGTTAAAGCTGACCCAAATCTCTGAATCTTGCTTACGAATGGTAGGAATTAGCACATTCCAGCTATTTGCTGATACGGATTGAGCCTCCTCTACCCAACAAATGTCTATGCCCTCAATGGATTTAACATTGTTTGTATTGTTTTTGATGCCTACAAAGATGAACTCAGTTCCATTCTTACCCCTAATTGAGGTTTGAGTAATCTCATAAAAGTTTTCCATGCTCAAGGCATAGATCTGATCTGATAGGAGTTTATGAACTGAGTCCTTGATTGAGGTTTGGAACTCCCTGGCGCAGAGAATACGCATTTGCTGACCAGTTCCCTTGGCTAGTAAGGCTCTAGCAAAGCACCAAGACTTAGCACCGCCTCGACCACCATAGAATATTCTGTAGCGAACCTTTTCAGGCTTAAATAGTGCCTCAAATTTCTTAGGAAACTTTATCCTAGAAATTGCATCTTTAATCTGCTGATCTATTTGCATCAGGCTCTACAAAGGTTATCTCTACACCTTTTAACAATGGAGCGCCATCAGCTCCAGTAAGCTCTTGCTTAATACGCTCTGAATACTTCCTAGGAAAGCGAGCAGCCATTGATCTAGACCATAGACCAACATTGAGCTTCTCTCCATCCTTATGCTCTACAAGGTATGCCTGAGCGTGTTCTTCCCACCAAATCATCTCTCGGATCTTGGCTTCCTCCAAGGCATGACAAAATTCATCATGTTCTTCTCTCCAACGGCACAAAGTCCTATAGGTAATGCCTAATGCGCCTGAAATCTGTTCTAGGGATTTACCCTTAATTCCAAGCTCAATAGCCTTCTGACAATATGATGAATCATACTCAGTTGGTCTGCCTACAGGATTTGCTGTTTCGCTCATTTTGGTTCTTCAGTAGCCTTTTCGCCATTTTCTACCATTTCTTGAGCTTTTGCATCTGCTTCTGCTTGCATCATGGCATGAGCTTGTGGAATAGCTTGAACTTTGATTTTGTCAATTACAGGGGCTACTAGGCTATATTCTCCTTTTGAGAGAGCGCCAATCATAAACTCAACATCTTGAATTGATAAGTCTTTAAGCGTAATACTCATTTTTATACCCTTTTTGGTTTAGTTTTCTTAGTTGCTGCTTCTCTTTTGACAGAATAAGCAATGGCAACTGCTTGAGCTGGTTTTTTGCCAGCATTAATCTCTGCTTTCACATTGGATTGAAAGGCTTGCTTGGTAGGTGATTTTTTGAGAGGCATTTAACAGTTCCAGTTCTTTAGTGATGCTTTGGCTCGCTCCGCAGGGCCTTTAGCTTTTTTTACAACTCCCTCCATCCTTGCACAAAACGATGCTTTACGACCAGCATCAGCCTTTGTCTTTGGATTTGGAGCAGGGGCTTTTAGGTTGGCATTGTTCTTAGCATTGTATTCAGCTCTGCCTTTAGCAGTCATTCCAGCGCCTTTTTCTGTAGGATTATAGGTTTTACCCTTACCTACAGTTTTATGCTCTATTGGTTTGTCATGTTTTTTAGTAGCCATGATTATTTCTTCTTTGCTGTCTTTGCTGAATCTTTAAATGCTTGAGCAGTAGGAGCGCCTTTAGTGCCAGGCTTACGCATTGTTTCTACTTTTTTAGCGCCTGATGCCTTTTGTTGCTCGATCCTTTCCCTTTTAGCTGCGATATTCGCATAGAGGCCAGGTTTAGTTGCCATTTTTAGCATCCTTTCCAAATTTAAAATCAGATCTAGGAGTTCTTCTAACCGGTCTTTTAGCTGCTGGCTTCTTTACAGGAGCTTTAGGCAATTCAGGTTTAGTGTCTTTGATAACAAATGTATGATTTATTTCAAGGTTTTCAACTGGTAATTCTAATTTTTTAACCTTATACCAGCCAAAATGACCCATGATTTTCTCAATCAATGGGGTTTTGTCGCATATTTCTATTTCGTTCATGCTATTTCCTTTTCGGTTATGAAACAGACATCTTGCCAACTCATTACTAAGTAACGCTCACCATCTTCAAAATATTCAAAGTATTTGAGGTATTCGGCATCTGCATCATCGCTCATAGTGCCAAATCGTACATAAGCGCCTACAGGAATAGGCATTTCTTGTCTGCGACCATTGATAACTTTGCCAGGTCCTACAGCTATTACAGTCCCCATATTGTCTTTTTCTTTGTTGTTCAGGATGATGACAGAGCTTAGTTCTCTAGTATCAGGCTTAACAACGATCTTATCGGCTAATGGCTTGAGCTTCATTCGGCAACCTTCTTAGGTCTGCCTTTCGGCTTTGGCTTTACTTTGCCAGCTTCCTCAATGACTTTTCTACGCTTTTCTTTGGCATCTTCAGCAGTTTGAACAGTAATCTCAATATCTTGGACTAATGCTTCAAATATTGGATTAGGAGGTACAACGACAAATTCCCCACACCATTCCGTTCCATGTCGGTTTTGGTAAGTAGGGAATCGTCTGCAACTGCCTATGAAATCGTTATCTGTAGATTGGAAATATATACAGGAGTTGCATGAATCTTTAAAATTTACAACAGCCATCTAGTTCTCCGATTACTATTTGGTTAGAGATGCCCTAGACCTTCACGCTAGGGCATTTCGCTTTAGCAGGGGTTACAGTCACCACGCTTATGCTCATAACAAACACCAGCAGTTTTGCCAGTATTGAATTGTTTGTCTTTGCCAGTAACATCTTGCATACCCATTGCTACACCGCCAACTTTTTTCTCCATGCGCTCACCAGTTTTATCTGAAGAAGTTGCGCCAGCAGGAGCTTTAGCACCAGTAACTGAAGGAATACCCTTCATAGAATCCATCTTTCCCATGTTTTTCTCCTATAGAAATGGGGTTTGAGCCTATATTTTGCCTTAATGATTTACATTGTCAAGCAGTTTAACTAATCTAATTACACCATCAATATCGCTAATTCTAACAACAGTTGAACCTCGCCAGTTCATCATAAATAAATCTTGTGCTGCCGTAAATTTGGCTTTGTCATCTTTTTTAATTTCAACCAAAACTGTCTTTTGGTTCTTACCAATGACTAAATCAGGAAAGCCTTGCCCTATTCGGCTGGTATCAAAAACAGAGCAACCAAGATCTTTAAATACTTTTACGATCTCTTTTTGGTTAGAATCAACTCTTTTAGCGTAATAAGTCATTGATTATTCATAAGTTTCGGTTAAGATCGGCTCACTTTATCATAAAGGATATGTCATGGGGTTTAAATCACCAGTATCAGATGAAAAGTTTATTGAAGTTTGGCGCAGATTGGGAAGTCCATCATTAGTTGGAAAAGAAATAGGAATGACCCCTAGAAGCGCTATGAATAAAAGGTCATCCATTGAAATACGACATAAGATTGAGCTTGCTACCTTTAACTCTCAAAGAGATCTCAAAAAAGAAAAGCCTAGAAAAATAGATTTAGCAGCTCACAATGTAAGGCGAGGCATTGATGTAGATAAGGTCAAGCGAGTAATAGTGTTTTCAGATGCTCACTTTACCGATACCACTACAACGGCATTTAAAGCCTTGTTGTTGATGATTAAAGAATTTAAGCCTCAAGTCATTATTTGTAATGGAGATGCCTTTGATGGGCAAATTCTTAGCCGTTTTCCATCAATTAATTATGAAAAAAAACCTACAGTATTAGAGGAGCTAAATGCTTGCCGATACCATTTGGATGAAATAGAAAAAAATAAACCAGCAGGATGTCGTTTAATTTGGGTGCTGGGGAACCACGATATGCGCTACGAGGCCTGGCTAGTTAATAAAGTTCCTGAATATAGTGGAGTTGATGGTTTTAGCCTTAAATACCATTTTCCCCATTGGGAAACTTGTTGGTCTTTTTGGATTGGTGAAGATACAGTAATCAAGCACCGATTTAAAGGAGGCCGGACTGCTGGATATAGCAATTTGCAAGCGTCTGGCTGCAATATCATTACTGGGCATACCCATGTTCTCTGTTGTAGTCCAATTAGTAATTACCAGGGAACTTTTTGGGGTATTCAGACTGGAATGTTAGCTGATCCAATGTCACCAACTTTTGAATATTGTGAAGATAGTCCTAAAGATTGGAGATCAGGATTTGTAATGTTGTCATTTGACCAAGGCCGTATGCTTATGCCTGAGATGATTATGGTTACAGATGAGGAAAATGGCGAATTTGAATTCAGAGGCTGTATCAATAAGGTATAAAAAATGACTACTATTGTTGGCGATTGGATAAACAAAATGATTGTGGCTGATAGTCAATTTACTGATGACGAAACAGGCATAAAATATTATGAAGATAAAATCATTGCAATAGATGGAGGTTATCTAGGAGTTGCTGGTAATTGGGTTGATGGTGAAAAAGTAGCAGATTATTTAGCCAAAAAAACCAAAACAAAACCTAAACTTAAATCTGATAGTTCATTTTTAAAACTAACCAATGATGGTTTATTTGCTTGTGGCAGCGACCTTGAATGGGAAAGAGTTAGAGAATTTATGGCTATTGGTTCAGGAGCTATGGCTGCCGAGGTTTGTATGAGAATGGGACTGTCGGCTGAAGAAGCAGTTAAATGGGCTTGCAATGTAGATTCTAAAAGCCATGAACCGATAAAAACTTACAAATTATAGATTGCGATGGTATCGGTCTTTTGGGTTTTTAAGCATTGATTTAACAAGCTCATCTATATTAAAGAACCATTGAATAACTTTCATGCCATCATGCGTATAGATGGTGAAACTCATTTAGCCATAATGTATAAGCCAACATTGGAAAAAGCATAGCCTGTATATACAACTGCCATAGGCATATTGCCTTTAAAGCCTTGTTCTATGCCAATGTAAAAGTAAATCAATCCAGTAACAATGATTAGCCAACTACTCATCTAATAGCTCCCTTGTTTTATCAATGAGATCCTCTTGTGAATACCCCCAATAAGCAGCGAACTTTTTAGCTCCAGCGAGGTGAATACTGGTATCTCCAAGTCTGTGATGAAAGCTGCACAAGGGAATGACTGGACTGAGGGATCTTGGCATACCAAATCTCCTACAATGGTGCATTTCGGTTGGGGAATCGTTAATTTCTCGAACTCCGTTGCATCTGCATAATATGCAGCCAATTCTCGCCAAGCGAGCATAAAGATCCTTTTCTGCTTTTGTAGTCAAAATAATTGGGTTAAATCTATGTATTTAAAAAGGTGTTTAGGTACATCGTAATAAAACTCATGCTTTGTATTGTCCCTCATTTCAATCTGAGGATAGCTTAATACTTCATGGCTCTTAATCCAATAAGCGTTTTTCATATCTTGTGTTAAAGCAAAAAACAGCGTATTTGGAACTTCAAGCATTTCTTTTTTTCTTACTGGAACATGGATTGTATAAAAAGGGCAAACTGGACTCCATTGGCGAACTTCTACTTCAGCCCAACCAACTTGTTTACCAGCTCTACAAATCAGTAAATCAGTTCCATAAATATCAGGGTTATCAAAAGCATCTAAACCCCATTTCATTTTTAACCAAGCAGTAACCTCAGCTCTCGCTGGAGGATCGTATTTATCATGTAAAGCCTGGTCAAACTTTTTTATTTTCATGATTATCTGCCAAATCTTGCAAGATCAGAGCCATCTCAACAATATCTGTAGCCAATTCATAAGCTCGGTTAGTTTTTCGATCAATCATGTTGTCATGGTATTTCTTTAAAAGACTATGAATGACAATGTAAGGCATAGAAAAATCTTTCATATTGAACCCTTTCTTCGATTGCTCGATAGTGTTTGCCATAATTCCGTAATACGGATCTCGGTATTGCGTTTGTTATCTAAAATCTTGAACTCTTTGTAAGCCTCAACCCATAGCTCTACTGCATTACCAAATTTAAGGCTCGCTACGGCTTTTGCCTCCCTCTCTGCGACTGTCCCCTCACCAGCTAAAAAAGAATGAGCCTTGGCTTGTTTAATGCCTTCCTCAAGCCTTTTAACTTCAGATCCTAGAACTGCATGATCTTCGTCTGTCGTTGAAAGGTAAATTAATGCTTTTTCAACCCTATCTTCATCTAACTTTTCTAAACTCATTTCCACTCTCCTTTTTCATCAGCTCGATTGCCTTTTACCCATTGATCCTCAAAATCTCTTACCAGCTCCCAACCCAACTTTTCTTTATGTTTAACCATATATTCCCTAAAAGCCTTTAAACCCCATTGCCTGCGCCACATAATGAGCTGGCGAACAGCACAACGATGCTTATGCTTTTGCTCATCCATCTAATCGTTTACTAAGCAAGTTCCAAGCTGTTGCTGCACAAAGTGGCACTTGTCCATTTCCAATGGCTTTAAGTCTGTCCACCCTAGCAGCCACCCCATTAGCCACTCTGTCCACATTGGGTTCAATTTCCCACCAACTTGAGCTGCCAATGGAATTTCGTGCCTCTTGAACTCTGAAGGGCTTGCATTGTCTTTCCACATTCTTGCAACTGGAGTAGGCCAAGTCGGATTCTTCATATCTTTGCAAGGAGTTTTTCCTGAGTAAAGAACTTGTTCCGCTAGATTGCCAGGCTGAACTGTGTTGTGTCCTTGGCTCTCTCTGTGTTTTGTTCTGTATTCCATTGCTTTTGGACTTCGACCAGAAATCGCTGTTGCTGTTGGAGTAAGCCAGTATCCAAATTCGCTCTCTTTTGTGGTTCGCTCCAACATCGGCTGCGGATAACACTCCCCATTCCGCATTGAACCCCATTTGGGCCAGATCTCTAAGGACTGTTCCAAGTCCTCTAGAAGTGAGCATTGGGGAATTTTCCACAAAAGCGTATCTAGGTCTAACTTCGCTAATGATTCTCGCCATTTCTTTCCACATTCCTGATCGCTCTGCCTCAATTCCCCCCCCCCTTCCTGCTGCGGATATGTCTTGGCATGGAAATCCGCCTGATACAACATCAACAATTCCTCTCCAAGGCTTTCCGTCAAAGGTTTGAACATCATCCCAAATTGGGAAACTCGGCAAAAGTCCGTCATTTTGCCTGGCGCACAATACGCTTGCTGGATAGGCTTCCCACTCGACAGCGCAGACTGTTCTCCATTTAAGAAGGTGTCCCCCAAGTATTCCTCCACCAGCGCCTGCGAAAAGAGCCAACTCATTCATGCCACCTTCCTTTTTTTATCTCGATGCTCTTGGATAAATTTCTTCATTTCGTAATAACTACCAAAACGAGCCTGGCGAGGATCTCCCCCACATTCGACTCTGTATGCCTCCTCAATCTGCTGATCCGTTCCTAGAGGCAATTCTGTTGCTTTTTGCTGTGCTTGTTGAATCCAGCTTGCCTCAAATGATCTCCAACCCTTAAAGATGATTGTTTCCAATACTTGATCCAATGGCATCTTGGCTAATTCAGCTTCTTTTATCAGCCTTGCAAGAACTCGATCCGTTACTGGAGCTTTCAATCTTTTCCTGTAAACCAAAAAATCATTCCATAAATCAACACTAACTCCTTCAGGAGTTACGACTTTAGGAGTAGTCTTTATTTGGTTCTTGGTTAATGGTTCTTGGTTCTTGGTTGGTTGAACGGATGTTGAACGCTTGTTTAACCGAGCTTCAGCAGATGCCTTTCCTGCTTTACTGGCTTGGTCTAGACGGCTATGGTACTTAGCGATTTCTTCATCAACTCGCTTGTTATGCCAGCAATTATCATCATCAAAAATAAAGAATTCTTGCAGTATTGCATCAACAGTTTCAACGGATGATCGAATTCTTCTTGCTACAGTTGAACTGTCGTTGAACGGCTGTTCATTCATGTAATAAAGATCAATCATTCGTCTATAAGCCAAGTCCTCCTCATTACTTAAATGAGAGGTATGGCTGATGTAATCCCCAATATGAAATGGGTAAAAGTTCATCTCAATCCTTTTTAAATAGATCAGGTCTAAGCATTTCATTGGTCAAGCGACCCTCAGATAAAGTGCTTAATTTTCTAAGATGGCGAATAGGAATATAGCCCCTCGCAACCCATTGATATACCGCAGAATTTCTCACTCCTAGCAGCTTAGATAGCTCATCCAAAGTGCCAAATTCCACTTGTAAAAGCTGTTTTATTTCATTCATAAATCCTCCTGAAATGAACAATATCATAGATTTGTGCGATTTCACAACAAAAAAGATAAAAAAAAGTATTGACGAGGTGCGTATCTATGATAAAGTTTACCCATGCAGTAAATTTTATTAACCAAGTGAAGGAGTAAGTGATGAAAACATTTAAATGGGTTGTAGAGTTTGAAGTTACAGAAAACTGGATTGCTGATGGATTTAACATCACCGATCAAAAAGCTACTGGCATGATTGAACAAGCATTGCCATTTGCTAGTGGTGCAGAGTTTTCAGCTAAAGTAATTAAAGCCCCTGATGCAAAGTTGATCCGTAAAACTCAAGGCTATACCAATTAATTTACAGCCCCTGAAAAGGGGCATTTTTAAAGGAGTAAGTGATGAAAACAGCAATAATTGAATGGACAGCAGTTGTAGTAACTGGGATAGCTTTTGGAGCTATGTTTGCTTACGGCCTATTAGGAGGTTTCTAATATGACCTATAACAACAATAGCTATTATGAAGCTCCATACGATGACCAGGCAGAGCATGAGCATCTACAAGCAGAGATTGATGATTTGCTTAAATATGATCCTGACTTTGATTGCACCGATCTATCTAACTTAGGCGAGGCAATCTCTCAATCAGGCGATGATGTTCAACAGACCATCCGAGATTACATTGAGCAAAAAGATTGGGCTAAATTAGGCTTAAAGCTATACACAATCAGCCTTGAGTACCAAGAAGCAAGCGCAGAATACCATCTAACTAAATAGGAGTAAGTGATGAACTATAACGAACTACGCAAAATCAATGTAAACGAGTTTACAGAGCGCAAGGGCCAACTAACCTATCTTTCATGGACTTATGCTGTGGATATTCTTCTCCAGCATGATCCGATGGCTACTTGGGAATGGGGAGATATTGTTTACTTTAACGAAAGTGCAATGGTTTCTTGCTCAGTAATAGCTCTTGGCAAAACCATGAAGATGCAGTTGCCAGTAATGGATAACCGCAACCAAGCTATTAAAAACCCTGATGCTCGCAAGATCAGCGATTCCCAAATGCGATGCCTTGCCAAGTGCATAGCCACCTTTGGTATTGGTCTTTACATTTATGCTGGATCTGATCTTCCTTCTGAAGCTATTGATGAAGAAATTCCTGATATGACTGAATCAGCTTTAGGATGGGTAGATTCAATTAAAACTTGCACAACTATTAATGAATTGAAAGAAACCTATGCTCAAGCCTATAAGTTCCTTGCAAAAGACAAATCAGCAGTCGCTAAGATTTCCGCAGCCAAAGATGCCAAAAAAGCAGAATTGGGAGCATAAAGCTATTTTTGATGAATTTTTAAGAAAAGAAAAGGAAGCTCGCAAATGAGTATTTTTATAGCATTTTTAGCTTTTACTGGAGCAGTAACCTGGTTAGTAATTGGTGCAATGCTTATTTATATATGGATGGAATGATGAACAATGAACCAGTAGTGTGGACTGCGTGTTTAGATTGTGGCAAAAGAGTTACA